TTGGTGCTTCCGGAGAATTGTGTTGTGCTGCCGTCGAGGGGGTTTCGATACGATCCATCGCGGCATCGCATGACTACGGAAATGGTGCGGGAGCGATGGTAACCAAACAAAACAAGCCGCCTCTAGTGATGACGAGCTTTCCGCCACAAAAGGGCGTTGAGTGCCATCATTGCGGTTACCGAGGCTATCGTTTTGTGTGACGCATGCAAATCACCCTACTCGGCAAGCGCTGGAGACTCGCATTTTGCAGCAACCTGAAGGACGACGGCGACTGCGATGCGCCTGAGACGCCGAACAAGACGATCCGCATCAAGCAGGGCTTAGACCCGAAGGACGAGTTGGAAACGCTCATTCACGAAATGCTGCACGCCACCGACTGGCACAAAGACGAGAAGGATTGGATTGAGCCTGTAGCTCGCGACATCGCACGGGTGCTGTGGCGGCTTGGATACCGGAAGCAATGAGGACGGCCCAATGAAGCAGCAATCGACAGCAGAAGCAGACGTATTAGACGACCTGGACGGACTGCCGGATTACTGCGGCAACATCGCGGCGTGGAACGCACTTCTGCAGGTGCGTGACCCAGCGGCAATGGCGAAGGTAGACCTATTCATAGACAGTTTCCAGACCAAGGGCAAGGCAAGACAAAAACTCGGCAGCAAAACGCAACTTTGGAGGTGGTGTTTGCGGTACATGCCCGAAGGCATTCAGCCAGGGCGTCATGCATTTGAGCGGTACTGTAACCAACGAGACGCCAGTGGACAAAAAACCACAAGACCCGCTGAGTGATCTGGACGGAGTGCCGGATGCAGATGATGCGAAACGACTCTCGCAACTGGAATCGCATCTAGCGGACGAGCAAAAGAAACGCAAGGAAACGGAACGACAACTGGCTAGCGCCAGGCGAATCATCGAGGAACAGCAGCAGCGGCTAGAGAACCTTCACAATGCCAAGTTTAAGATCCCCACATCCCGACCGACGACCGCACAGGGCAGCTTCTGCCGCGTTGCCATTCCCGATACTCACGGCTGTTTCGTGGAGCCCGACGCCATTGCTGCGTTTCTGTCCGACCTGGAGGCCCTTCGCCCGGCCGAGGTTGTCATGCTGGGCGACCACTTGGATTGCGGCGGATTCCTTGCCGAACACTGGACCTTCGGCTACGTCGCCGAGATGGAATACACCTTCGAGGAAGACGTGTCGGCAGCCAACCAACTGCTCGACGCAGTGCAGCGAATCGTTCCCGAAGCCGCGATTCATTACATCGAAGGCAATCACGAACGCCGCATTGAAAAGTGGTGCGTTACGCAAGGTCTCAAGCATCGCGCGCCGGTTAACAGGTTCCTATCGATGTTCTCGCCCGCAGCGGTTCTGCATCTTGAAAAGCGTAACATCCAGCACTATCAGCAAGGCAAGTTCTACGGCGGTCTGCCAATCCCGGCCACTATCAAACTCGGTCACTGCCACTTCACACACGGCAGCAGAACCGGCGTACATGCGGCAAAGATGCACTTACAGGACTTCGGCGGAAACGTGGTATTCGGACATACCCACCGCTCCGACAGCCACACGACGCGCTCCGTCAACGAAGGAACCATCGGCGGTTGGTCTTCCGGTTGCCTGTGCAAGCTGCAGCCCTATTGGAACCACACACAGATTACAGGTTGGTCTCACGGCTACGGCTTGCAGCTCGTCGACAAAGACGGTGGGTTTCTGCACGTCAACGTGCCGATTATCGACGGCAAGAGCTACCTCGTGCCGCTCGTGGAGAAGTTAGCGTGACCCTGCCCTGCCTACTATTCGTCGCAATCGCCACCGCGACCACCGCCGCGTACTTTTACGAGCACGCACGGAACAGCCGCTTGGAAGGGCGTTGGCGAGACGTGTGTTTTGCCGCGGGACTGCCGAAGGAACTGAATCAGCCGCAGTTAATTTACCGCCGCATTCTGAGCCTGCGCCGCATGGAAGAAATGGATTGCTGCCAGCGTTGTTGCGAGTTGCCGGAGCGGCCGGAGTTGGCGAGGGGGAATCGATGAGCGACTGCTTCGTACCAACATACTGCGGGCGTCGATTCGATCTCCTGGAGCCGCGACCAGAGGATGTGTCAATCGAGCATATCGCGCACAGCTTGGCAACCCAAACGAGATGGGTCGGTGCTTGCCGCGTGCCCTTCAGCGTGGCAGACCACAGCGTTGAGATGTGCCGAATTGCCAAGGAAGACGGTTGCGACGCGCATATCCTGCTGGCAATCCTAATGCACGATTCAGAGGAAGCGTACACGGGCGACATGCCGAGCGGACTGAAAAGGCACGATACGTTCTTTCGGAAAGTCGCTGAGAATATCGCACGAACAATTCGATTTGCACTCGGCATTCCAGACAGCCCGCGCGCCAGAAAGCTCGTTAAACAGTACGACCGCATCGCGGCGCGTGCCGAAGGTAAGTTGCTCCTGCCGCACAAAGACCAGGACCAGTGGTCGTGGGGAACCAGCCGCGAAGAGTTGCTGTGTGGCAGCGTGCCCGACTGGCAAGATTCGGAGCAGCGTTTTTTGTCGTGGTGGGAGTCGCTGCAGGACGAGCGAGACGTCCCGGATATCGACGATACCGAACTGTACCCGGACCCCGAAGACCCGCCCATCGAGCCGCCGCAAGTAGTACATGTGTCGCCCTCAAGGCGGGACTTGTGCACGCTGTTGCTGGGCATGAGAAACGGCGACCCGCAGCGGACGAAGGTTCTCAATGAATGCGTGCGTGAATTCGGTTTCGAGCCGGGCGAATTGGAGGCAATCACGGAATAACGATGTGGCAAAGAAAGGTAAACAAACACGGCGCAAACTGCCGCCGGAGACGGTCGCAGAGATCATTCGACTTAGACGCCAGTCTTGTCGTGTTCGCCGGATCGCCCGAAAATTAGGAGTCAACTACCACACGACCGTTGGAGTCTTGAAGCGGCACAATCTGCAGCAGGCGCAGCCGAAACCGTATGAGCCGAACATCGCGATACGGAAGCGATGTGGCAGATGTAACCGCCTGCTGTTCAAAGGCAAGTGCAACTTGTGCAGACAGTTAGACGAGAGGTTCGGAGTAGGACCGGAACCGGAACGCACGTAATGCAGTCCATGAACCGAGAAACGCGATGGGTGGTTGGGATGCAGGTTCGCGGCGTGGCCGTGTCCGTAGACGTCCAAAAGTCCATCGTGAAGCTGTGGGGCGACGGTTGTTCGGATGCGGAACTTGCCGTGCGATTCCGGCAGCGGAATACGAAACTGTCCAGGCTCCAATGCCAGGCGGTCGTAGCGTCCGTATTGGCGGTGTGTGTGCGGAATCCGTACTAGGCCCAGTTGCCAGAACGGCCGGCAGCAGCAGTGACCCGGCCGAGAGTCCTGCGGGACGATAAGCGAAAGCAGGTCACGACAAATCTGGAGTGTGCGCCCAGATATTGCCGGTCAGAGTCCGGGCCGCGGAGTGAGACCGCGGGCATACCAGCCAGTGCAAATGGGAACCGGGACAAGCACCCCCGGTCGACGTCGGCTTTGTAGGACGGGTGATGGCTGGGGGGAAATCGCGAAGTAACCATGAACATCAAAGACAGAATTATCGACTTCCGCCGTGTGAAGGCGTCGGAACTGCGCCCGAACCCGAAGAATTGGCGAACTCATCCTCAGTCCCAACGCGAAGCCCTGCAGGGCATCCTTGCCGAGGTCGGCTACGTCGATGCACTGCTGGCTCGCGAGACGCCGGAGGGTCTGCAGCTAATCGACGGTCACCTGCGAGCGGAGGTCACGCCGGACAGTGAAGTGCCGGTGCTGGTCGTGGACCTGACTGACGAGGAAGCCGCGAAAGTGCTGGCGACGTTCGACCCGCTATCAGCAATGGCGGGCGCGTCGGCTGAGAAACTGGACGAACTGCTGCGGGAATTTGAGACAGGCAACGAGGCGCTGGCGGCGATGCTCGACGAACTAGCGAAGGACGCTGGCTGCGAATGGGCTAAGCCGCCGGAGATTATCGAGGACGAGGTTCCTGAGCCGCCAGTGGACCCGGTGACGCAGCCTGGCGACCTGTGGCTGCTTGGCGAGCATCGGTTGCTGTGCGGGGATTCGACGAAGGTGGAGGATGTGGACTGGCTGTTCGCTGGCGGACGGGCTGGACTGCTCTTTACGTCGCCTCCTTACGCCCAGCAACGCGACTACGACGTCGCTAAGCAAATAGTCCAGGACTGGGACGGACTCATGCAGGGCGTATTTGGGCACACCACGCGAGCACTAGAGCCGGATGGCCAGATTCTCGTCAACCTTGGACTCGTGCATCGGGACGGCGAGTGGTTCCCCTATTGGGACGGCTGGATAGCCTGGATGCGAGAACAGGGGTGGCGACGTTTTGGTTGGTACGTGTGGGATCAGGGGTTCGGTCTTCCAGGTAATTGGAACGGACGATTAGCTCCGTCGCATGAGTTTGTCTTTCACTTCAACCGACAACCGCGCCAGCCTGATAAATGGGTTGGCAAGCATCCAGAGAATATCAAGTCGCGAAATCGCGGCGAGTCGACGATGCGAGGCAAGGACGGAAAGACGAAGGCGTTTACGAATCCGGGCGCGAGTGGGCAAAAAACAAAGATTCCTGACAGTGTAATTCGAGTCGGTCGGCAAGTTGGAACCAATGGGCACCCCGCACAATTTCCAGTTGCGTTTGCTGCAGGCATGCTGCAGACGTGGCCGGGCCTTGCATACGAACCATTCTCCGGATCCGGCACCACGCTCATCGCCGCCGAGCAACTCAACCGCCGCTGTTACGCCATTGAGATCAGTCCCGCATATTGCGACGTGGCGGTCCAACGCTGGGAGAATTTGACGGGGAGGAAGGCAATCCGCGAAGGGGTGGCGGTAGCGACATGAGCGACACCAATGGACAACACGAAAATCAAGATTCCCCTGGGGGGAAAGGGGGGCCGCCGTCGTTGACCTCCGGACCAGGTCAGACGAGCGACACGCGACTTCTGGAGCGCGCCATCAAGCAGCGGTGGCCAATCCGCCCGGAGTACCGCGAGGCGGTCGTAACGAGAATGACCCGCATTGTGGCGGATTCCAAGAGCAGCAACCGAGAGGCGGTGTCAGCGGCGCGGGCGCTGGTGTCCGCCGAAGGCCAAAACCAAGCGGACGAACACCATTCCAAAGGCTCAACAATCCACCATGAACTCAGTATTGAACCTGCTGACGAACGAGGACGCCGATTGGCTGCTCTCGATTCCCGACTCGGACTTGGAGTCGTGGTTGACGGCGAAGTCATTGGCACATCAGAAGGCGATTCTCCAACAGTTGGCCACGCACCAAACGGCAGCGGAAAGGGCAACGGCCACGCCGGCGGAGTTTGCCGAGGTGGTGAGCAAGGGCACGGCCCAGGAGTGGAAGACGGCCCGGCACCTGGAGATTCTGAACCGGGAGTTGATGGAGATTGCGACGGGGGCGAATAAGCGGCTAATCGTGGAGATGCCACCGCGGCACGGCAAGAGTTTCCTTTGTAGCCAATTCTTTCCAGCGTGGTACAAGGGCCGGTTCCCAGACCGGCATATTATCGTGACTTCCGCAACCGACGATCTTGCTACTGACTTCTCGGCCGCCGCTCGCGACCTGGTTGACGAGCACGGACCGTCTCTGTTTGGCGTGCGCGTGCGTGAGGACCGACGGGCAGCGCATCGCTGGGCAACAGAAGGCGGCGGTGACGTGCGGGCTGCGGGTGTCTGCGGTGGCATTATGGGTCGCGGCTGTTCCTTGCTGCTGATCGACGACTATTTCAAAAACGTCGAAGAGGCGCTTTCCGAAACCTACCGGCGCCGCGTTCACCAGTGGTACCACTCGACCAGCACGACGCGGCTCACGGCGGACGGCTCGATCGTAATCATCGCCACCCGCTGGCACGCTGACGATCTGATTGGGCGCGTGCTCAAGGAGGCAGAAATCACGGGCGAGCAGTGGAGGCGCATCAGCTTCCCGGCGCTTGGTGACGACGGAGCCGCGTTGTGGCCGGAGATGTTCAGTGCGGAATGGCTGCAGGCCAAGCGCGCCTCCTACTACGCTTCAGGCTACGCTTGGATGTGGGAGGCGCTTTATCAGCAGCAGCCGCCGACGGTGCTGGACAGCGAATTTGATGCGGCATACTTCGACGGCGACGATATCTGGTTCGGTGACTGGCCACCGGAAGACGAGATTCTGTGGCGTGTGCTGGTGCTGGACCCGTCGCTTGGCAAGACCGACAAGAGCGACTATTCCGCGTTCGTGATGCTTGCGCTGCATCAGTCGGGGCGCATGTTCGTGGATGCGGACCTGCAGCGGCGGGATTCTGTGCGGATCGTCCAGGACGGCATCGGGCACTGCCGCACGTTCTTCCCACACGTCTTCGGTTGCGAGTTCAATGGGTTCCAGGAGTTGTTGGGCGTGTTGTGGTGGCCAGAGGCGACGCGGAATGGCGTGCTGCTGCCCGTCAAGGGCATCCACAACCACGACAATAAGCGTGTTCGCATTCGCCGCCTGACCGAATATCTGGCGCAGCGCCGGATAGTATTCCGGTCGCATTCTCCCGGTGTGTCGCTGCTACTGGAGCAACTCAAGTGCTTTCCGTCGCACAAGTACGACGACGGACCCGACGCGCTGGAGATGGGCGTTCGGCTGCTGGAGGATTTGGGCATCCACGGCATGGGCGGATACGACGAGGGTCCGGTTTACGAACAGGTCTACAGCTAATGTCCACCCTCGAATACCAAAACGACACCGTCCAAATCGAGATTCAATCGGACGGTCACATCAATATGATGGACAGTCACTTCGTCGAGTTCATTAAGAAGCTCTATCGTTTCGACGAACTGGCGAACCTGGCGAGTGTCACGCTGGAGCGGACGGCACCGAATCAATATTTGTATCGCACGACAACAGCGAACGCCGACGAACTGGAGTACACCATCTACCGCAACGGCGACGCCTTTACTTATTCGCTGACCAGCAACGGCACGATTTGGCAGCCGCATTTGATCGTGCAGAACATTGATCTGCGGCAGTCCGTGTTTCAACTAATTGTCTACTACGAAGTACATACGCTTGAGGTCACGTATCCATGACCACCGCCCCCCAAGACCTGGACGCCCTGCGCAACGAACTGGCGACCATCGAAACGCGGTTGGCGATCGAGGACGCCAAGGTAAACCTGCACGAGCTCGAGCGCATGGCGGAGTACGGGCGCGTCGTGCTCTGGGAAACCGGCTGGGGTGAGCGACTGGACCCGTTGGAGTATCTGCAAGACGATCCCACGTTCGGACGCTTCACCTCGCCCATCAGCCGCGCCGACGATCGCACCGAGGGTCGCTATCGCCCGGTCTTCGAGACGGAATCCGACCTGCAAATGATTCGCGGGGCGGCACACGTGATGACCACCGGCTTCGACGCCGCCATCAACATCCTGACGAACTTGACCAATTACACGATTGCATCCGGGTTCACACACGAGGTCAAGCCCGCGGAGGATGCGCCCGACGAGTTGCCAACTGGCTTGGTCACGACCGCGCAAAAGGTGCTCGACACGTTTTTCGACGACAACGACTGGCAAGCGGATTTGGAAGCCGAGATCCATTGGCGCAGCCGCGAGGATGGGGAGTCGCCGCTAGTGCTCATCCCGCGCGGGTGGCAGACCGAGGTTCAGTTACTGGAACCCGATTGGATTGTGCAGCCCTACGACAGCCGCGACCTGGAAGAGTGGCTCGACTACATGGGCGCGGATATCGCCGGCGAGCAGGTCTGGCACCTGGGCGTACACGCGACCAGTCGCCGCACGTCTCGGCCGCTGGGCTATCACTGCGTCTTCGACGGTGCCGGCAGCGACTGGAGCTACTACCCGGCAGAGGATGTGCCGCTGGCAATTCGTCTGCGTACCGGAGTTTTGGAACTGGTCAAGCGCAACGTGCCGCGCAATGTCGTGCGTGGGCTGTCGGATTTCTACCCGGTGCTGCAGCGACTGGAGCGGATGCACAAGCTCAGCATCAACGTCGAGACCACCGCCGCGATTCAAGCCGCCATCGCATTTATCCGCGAGCACTTGCCAACGAAGACCAGTGGTCAGATTTCGGACCTGCGCTCTGCCAACAAGACCGAGACGTACCAGAAGCGATTGCCTGACGGCACACAGCGCACGACGTATCGGCAGAAGTACACGCCCGGCACGGTGATTGACACCAACGGCACTAAGTACACGCACGGGCCGATGGGGCAATCGTCCGCGCCGCAATACCTGGACGTTATTCAATCGGCGCTGCGACTGACCGGTTCGCGGTGGTCGATGCCGGAGTACATGATTAGTGCCGATGCCTCAAATTCAAATTATTCCAGCACCCTCATTGCCGGCTCGCCATTCGTGCAATGCCGCGAAGCAGACCAGCGTTTCTACGCAAGCCGCTTTCACCGCATCGACTGGAAGGTCTTGCGCATCGCCTACGAAGGCGGGCGGTTCTCCGGGTTCGCCGTGTCGTGGGAGCAACTGGAAGCCATGCTCGACGTCGATGTCACTCCACCTGATATCACGATTGCCAACAAGAGGGAAGATGCGGACATCAAGGCGATCGAGCACGCGGCCGGTGTGCTGTCGGTGCGCACTTGGATCAAGGAATCGGGCCGCGACGTGGACGAGGAACTCAAGAACATCGCGTCCGAACCAAAGCCTTCATTGTCGCCGCTACCGGTCTCGCCTGCCGGTAGCACTCCTGCCCTAGCCCCTGGCGCTGCCTACCCGGCGCGTCCAGGGGCGACGGGTGGGGTTGCCACACGAGAGACGCTAATTTCAAACGTTCTGGAAACCATGCTCCAATCCGCCGACACCCCGGAAGATGTGCGGTCGCTGGTGTCGGACGCTTTGGTGACCGGAGGGGAGTGCTAATAGACAATGGCTGAACTCGCCAACCGCATCGACCTGGAAAACGAATTCGCCCGCAAGCTGGCACGGCTCAACGCGCGCCACCGCAAGCAACTGCTGGCGTACTTGGGCAACCCGCCCAACACGGCGAACGTGCCCGATTCATTCTGGCAGCAGGTCAAGCAGGACGTGTCCGCTGAGATCGCCGCATTACTGCTGCTGGTGATTGGCGCGTCATCCCGACAACATGGCGCGTTCCAGTCAGACGCGATTGCACAGCGGCTATCAGGCGGCATGGCGGCGGAATCTGCCGAGTCGATCGTCTCGACCGGCCGCGGTCGCTTACAGACCGCTTCCACGCGCTGGAGCCAGACGCAACAAGAGGGCGGCATCGTCACGCCCCAGGACGTGGCGGACACGGCGACCAGCATCTTCGGACCCTCCA